CAGATGGAAATAATTATTATTTGAGATACTTAGTTAATGGGAATCCAACAGCTCAACAGCTAATCTCAGCAGAACAAGGAACTGCTATTTCAAACGCTGTTCTAAAACTTGACCCAGTAAAATTAGGAAGCGGACCAACTGCACAAACCCCAACAAGAATTATCACTTTTGATGCTGCTGGAAATGGTGACGATGGATTGGATGTGACTTGGCAAGTTTATCAAGAAACAACTGGAGATGGAACGACAGGAACTATTACAAAAATACTTTGTAAAGAAGTTCTTGCTGGAAGAAAAACAGGTGTTGATGTTTACAATGGTTCTTTGCAAACAGATAAAACAACTAATTATGAATATCATTTAGCATTTGACAATATTTCTAGTTCTAGAATTTTTGTTCCTAATGAAATTAATTACAACGCAAATGAAGGGATTTGGGATGGTCAATGGATAGAAACAGATTTAGACGCTAGCGGTCAAAATTATACTTCCAACGATATTGCACCAGGTGAGAATGATAATGCAACTTTTACTTCTGAATGGTAATATGAGAGCTTCAACTTACAATCAAACTTTAAAAAACGATTCACTTGCTGTTATCACCGAACCGTCAAGCGGAACTTCTAGTCAAACACAATTAGCTGTTACTGCTGGAAATAAAATAGTTGCAAAAACTGGAGAAAAGGTTGTTTTGTTTACTAAGTTCTCAAATACTATGTATGAGTTAACTCTGACTTCTGACTTAGGTAGATCAACTACTTGCAGCTTCAGTTCTATTGACTTTGATGATGTAGTTGAAATTGGAAGCGTAATTTTGATGCGACAAGAACCTAAATTTGACAAAATCAACAATACTGATTTATACTTTCAACAATCCTTATATTTGACAACAGGTACTAACGGGAATGACTATCTTTCTGCTTTTGGAACTTCTACTTTCTCTGTAAATAGTGGTGCGCAGTTATCAGATGGAAACTCCAAGCCAAATCGATGGTCCTCACAATTTGGAATATTTGTAGCCCCGTACTCTTGTTCAATTAAAAAGATAAAAGGATGGTCTAGTTCTGATGCTGGAAGTGGAGATAATGCTGTTATTTCTGTTTGGTATGCTTCACCAAATGCTGGAACTACCACCAATATAACAATTGAACTACTAAAATCATTCACCTTAACAAGTCAAAACAATCAAAACCACATCTTTGATATTGAGGACAATCCAGCTAGCGGATACACTTTAGCAGAAGGAGATTTTGTTTTTGTAAGTATTAAAAGAACAGGAACTAAGTCTGGTGGTGTAAAATGGTACGCTGACATTGGTTTTTGTGTAGAAATGTTTAAACAACCAATATGATGAAAACACTTTTGAAAGAGTGCAGTGATGTACTCACATTAAATATCACAACTCTTGCAATTTCATTTACTGATATTGAAATGCTTTTGAAGATTGTGCTTTTGCTTTTATCTATTATTTATACAGCAGATAAATTAATTAAAAACCAAAAAAATAAATAAGATGAAAAATTTGATTTGCAAAACGATTTATTATTTGACTTTCAAAAAAGTTTGTTTCGGTATCTGTAAAAACTGCAAGAAATAATGGAAGAGATCTTACAATTAATAGAACGCTACGGGTTAACCCTAATTTTATTGCTTGGTAGTTTGTATGCTCTTTATAAGTTTTTCTTTTTTTCAATTATTGAGGTTCGTTCTCAATTTTCCAAATACCACGAAAAAAATGCTCAGGATATGGAATATGTGAAAAACAAAATAGATACGATTCTAGAGTTCATCAAAAAAAATAGCTAAAATGGCAAAAGGAATAAGCTTCACTCACCGTGAAAAACCTAAAAAGAAAAGAAAAGGAATCCACTCCAAAAACAAAAGCCGAACCAAAGGTTGTAAGCAATACGAAAAACGATACAACGGTCAGGGTAAATAATATAGTAGTTATATGGTGTTAAATTATTTTAATTTTCAAGAATTTGATTCACCAGATGAAATAGGTTCTGGGATGCCTACTGAGCAAGGTGGCAAAATGAATAAAGAGTTTTTATTTAAACTTGATGAAGCTAGAATGTTGGCTGGAACGCCTTTCAAAATTACAAGCGGTTACCGTTCAGAAGCTTATAACAAAGAATTGCGTAAAAAAGGATACAAAGCTTCAAACAATAGTAGTCATTGTAAGGGCTGTGCAGTTGATATTGCTGTCAATAGTGGACTCCAAAGAAGTGCTATTGTTTGCGCCTTGGCTAAAGTGGGCTTCACTAGAATAGGAATAGCAAAAACATTTGTTCATTGTGATTTAGACAAAGAAAAACAAAATTCAATCTGGCTTTATGATTAACAACTTACTCGGTGGTTTATTCACCACACTATCAAAACAAGCATCAACAATTATTGATGAAACAGTTACCACAAAAGAAGAAAAGTGGAAACTAAAAAACGAATTTCACAAAATACTTATTGAAAGCGAAAAGTCAGCTCAACAAGAAGTTACAAAACGCTGGGAAGCTGATTCTAAAGCTGGATGGCTACCAGCAAACATCAGACCGCTTACATTAATATTTTTGACCGTTATGTTTGTAATAATCTCAATGTTTGATGGAAATGTAGGTAATTTTACAATTGATAATGCTTACAAACCAATTTATCAAACTTTACTTATAACCGTTTACGGAGCTTACTTTGCTGGTCGTTCGATTGAGAAGGTAAAAAAGAAACAATGAAAATTCAAAAACGCTACCGTCTAAGTGAAGATGAATGGAAGCTGATTGATGATTACAGAATAGACAAAAAAGAACAAAAGGCACTACTAGAAAAAGAATGTAAAGAAGCTGGTATTGATGTTGGATCGGTGCATCATTATTGGTATAAGAGCAAACGCTTTTCAATATTTGCAAAACCAAACGAGTTCTCAAGAGATGAATTTCTAAAAAGCATTGAGGACTTAATATCTAATTATTCACCCTCTTATCCATCAATTGACTATCCAAAACGAAAAGAAGGACATCTTTTGGTCATAAACCCAGCCGATGTTCATATTGGTAAGTATGCTGATGCTTTAGAAACTGGGAATACTTACGATGTCAAAACAGCTAGAAAACGCATTTTAGATGGTGTTAGAGGGATTATCTCAAAGTCAGATGGTTTCACTATTGAAAAGGTCTTATTTTGCATAGGAAACGATATTTTGCACACCGATAATATTCACGGAACAACTTCTAGAGGAACTCCACAGAATACTGATGGCAAATGGTATCGACACTTCACAACAGCACTTGAAGTTTATGTTGAATGTGTCGAAATGCTTATGAACATAGCTCCAGTTGATTGTGTTCACTCAATGAGTAATCACGATTATATGAGTGGATTCCATTTGGCACACGCTTTGAAGTCTTGGTTTCGAAATACGGATTCAGTAAGCGTGGATGACTCACCAATGCATCGAAAGTATTATGTTTACGGATCAAGTTTGATTGGTTTGACTCACGGTGATGGAGCAAAATCAAACAATCTTGCTTTGCATATGGCTCAAGAGAAGCCAGAGCTTTGGGCTAAGACAAAACACAGATACTGGTATTTGCACCACATACACCATAAGCAACGATTTAAGTATTTAACGAGTTTTGATGAAATTGGAGTGACTTTAGAATTCCTTAGAAGCCCTAGCGGAACGGATGCTTGGCACTATCAAAAGGGATATACTGGAAGCCCAAAAGCTGTTGAGGGTTTTATTCATTCAGAAAAAAATGGTCAGATTGCGCATTTAACTCATATTTTTTGATACATTTGCGCTGTTTTTGGGAAAAATAAACAAGTTTTTCATTGTTTTTGTAAGGGATTGGGGGCTTTTTAGCCCCTTTTTCTTTTTTATTTTGATAGTTATTAACATCCCTTTTTCTCCAGTAATGTTAATTATTTTCTAATTTATTCAACTTTTTTTTGTTGAAAGTGTTGTGTAATTGGTTGGGAGTGCATATATTTGCTAAAACTATAAAAAACAAAACAATGACAAACGATTTAATCAACAGTTTATTCTTTAATCCTAAAGAGGAGCTAAAAACAAGAGTTCTTAATGCTGATATTGTAGAAGCTACAATTAATCAGCTAATCGCAGAACTCAAAGAACAAGAGATGCGAAACACTGAGCTTATAAAAGTTTATGAGCAAGAGAAAGATTTTACTGACTTAGCATTAACGGAAGGAGTAAACAAAGGGCTTCAAATAGCATTGATACACTTGCGTAAATTGAATGCCGATATATTATGGAAACAATTAAATATGAATATCAATGAAAACGATTAAGAACTTTTTATGGAACAACGCTGGAGCAATATTTTGCTATTCAGTGTCAGCTTTAGTTTTATTAGGAATTATAGCGATGGATGTATTAGGAATAATTAAAATCACAATGTAATGAAAAAGAAAGTTTTAAATGTAACACCACAGGGGGACTTTGAGAGCCAATATGGTCATTTTTATAAATGGGAGATAGAGTTTGATGATATGAAAGCAGAATATCTAAGCAAGTCTGAAAATCAAAACAAGTTTGTTGCTGG